TGATGGTGTGGAGGTAGGCATCTGTTAATTGGACACCAGTTAACTTTGCGATGTGCTTAGTTGGTGGTCGCTTCTTCATCCCCTTAGCTACTGTGCTGATACCGTTTTCTTGGGCTTCAGCTTGAGAGGTTAAGCGCAGGGTTGGGGGCTGTTGAGATACACCGTTGACTAAGTTGGGAATTGAAGAAGAAATTAATGGCATTTAGCGTTCCAGTGATCGAGCAACAGAGTAGCTGCCGGAAAGAATGTTGTAGTCCCCAGTGATGCCTTCAGACCGCTTGAGTTCTGAGTACGCTTCAATCTCGTCACGCGCTGTGAACTGAAACAAGGATTCGGAACCGACGGCTCGGCTTTGAAATACACGGGCAGCACGAACCGCAATGTATTGACGGGCTGTTTGCGGGAGAGAGGTGAATGGCAGGAGTGTCACCATTTCTACAGTGATTGATGCAGAGAACACGTAGGTTCTATCTGTCTTGTTGTAGACGGTTGCAGCACGTTGGACAATGTCTGTCTGTGAGCTGCTGCCTACGGTATCTACACGGATACAGTTACCCGGGAGAATAATTTGTTTTGTGGTTGCCTCTGGGTGCAGGGTAACGCCTGACTCGACATTGAAATGCCAGCCATGAGCTTGAACACTGCGGTTAACCTCGTTCAATACTTGGTTCGCCAATACAGCGTCAGCAGATGCAGATACAGCATCAAGACTGGCTATGGGCGACTCACCAATTACGGACAGGATTAAGTTCAGTGCTTCAAGTTCCGATAGGGGAGTCGTTGAAGTTGTCATAAATCTTTACTAAAAAAAAGGGGAACCCCATTTTCTGGAGTTCCCCTTGGATTAACTAAGCCTCTAGGCTATCAAGCAACCTTGATTTCGATAGCAGCTTGTGGGGCTAAAACACCGTGACCCATGGCGTACTTAGCAAGCATCAAAGAACCTTGACGACGCATGTCGTACTCTGATTCCATAGCTAAGTCCATCAACTTCACTGAGCCGATTGCACCCTTTTGCATAACCAAAGCTTTAACACCAGTGAAATCACCAGCGTACTTGTTACTTGTACCGGCGTTCAAAGAACCGTCAGCAATAACACCAGCTGGCAAGTGGTTGGTCTTCACTAAAGTGATACCAGCAACACGCAACACAGTGCCGTCAGCGTAAGCACCAGCACCACCCCAATCCTTGTTCAGGAGGGTTGTGTTCTGAGCCAATGAGTAGTACTCAGCAGGACGGACAAACGCTACGCGGTCATCCATTGCTACGTCTTTCTCATCGAACACTTGGGCTGCATCAAACAATGCATCAATCAAGTTCTGGCTGGTTGCACCGGCGGCGGTAATCGTAGTACCACCAGTTTCACCGGTGATACGTGCGGATGCACGAGCAGCCAACAAACCTAACTGCAACAGGTGACGGTCAAGGGTGTTAGCTAACACACGACCCAGCTCTGTTGAGTACACGGAACGCACATCGTAGTGGTTCATAGCTTCATCGATGTTGGAGATGAACGAATCAGCAATCAACAGGTCATCGATGGTGATGACAACTTCGTTGGCTGCAATGTTCTTACCAACAATCTCAGCGCCGGGAACGTGGTAAGCAGCTTGGGCTTTACCAACAATGGCGAATGATGCGGACTTGCCATTAGCGATTGAACGCTGACGGACGTAAGGCAGAACCACGTTGGTTTCTGCAAAGGTAGTCATCACTTCACCAGTGAAGACTTTTAAGAATAATGACTTTACGTCACCAGCGGAATTGACTTGGCCTAGACGACTAGGAGTAGCATTTGACATATTATTTTTCCAATGATTTTAGAGAGAGAGAAAAGAAGAGAAAGCAACTTTCCAAACGCGCATAACGAACCACAGGATTGCCCACCTCAGTGGATCACGGGAGATATGAGATTTGTTCTTATTGCAGAGCCACCGCAAAGGATTGCATGTGCGACTATTTGTTCTTCAGAACTTCAGCGACAGAAGAAGCGATCTTCTCGCCGGAGCGTCCGATTACATAACCACCTAGACCAAGCTCAACAATGCTCCATACGTTTACGGGCACCTCAAGGTAGATCACAGGCAAGCCAAAGGCTTTGAAGTATGGGTATAGAACCCAGTTATTAAAGATAATGAATACGAAGGTAAGCATCGTGATTGGCCGCCAGTTAGCAGCCAACCACGAATCACTCTGTGCTTCAGCAACCACAGCGGACATGCGGACTTTTAGTTCCTCAAGTTCACCGGTGGCTTGCATCTGCAATAGTTCAAGTGTTGCTTTATCCTTCTCCGCCTGATTGGGGAAGAGCCTGTCAATCAGCTTAGAGCCGATTTCAAACAGACCACCCACGACGAGAGGAGCCATAGGAGCCTTAGAAGATTGAGGATCTAGAGATCTTTGCTTCGACCTTGCGGCGGAAAGCGGGGTCAGTTTTGTATGCCGGATTCTTCATGTCTGTGGTCATCTGCTGTACAGATTCATAGAGGTCACCAGCGGCTGTACCGTTAGCACCTGTTAGAAGATTAGGCTCTGTTCCCCGGCTATCCTTGTATTGGGCATACATGCCTTTAACAGCGAGCCGTGCAGCCGATGGGTCACCGGATGCTATTGCTTTGTTATATGACTCAAGGTCGCCAGCGCTTGCGTTTGTTGATGCCCATGAAACCATAGAATCAAACTCATCGCTGCCACCGATTGACGCCTTAACAGATGTATCGTAGGCAGAACGTTTAGCCTCCTGTCCAGAGATGTAGTTGTCAATCAACTCGCGTGGGTATCCACCATCCACAAGTTCTTGATAGCTTATTTCTGTAATTGATCCGGTGGCAGCAAACTCAGCGGCGTACTTTGATAAGTCCAAGCCTTTAGAGCTCAGTTCCTTTTCAACCGCTGCTGTGTCATCTAGATCTAAAGGGGTCTCAGGGACTGGAGCCACTACAGCGGCTTCAGGCTCCTTAACACCTAGCTTTGACTCAAGAGACTTATAGGCGTTAGCCATCTCTTCAGCTGTCTTGAATTTCTCAGGGAGCCATTCAGGACGAGAGTCTATTTCAGGTGTGGGTACCCCATCGGCAAGGGCAACCATCTTATCGATGTGTTCCTGGTCGTTGCCGGGTGGGGTTTCATTTATAACTACGGATTCTGCCATTAGTGATGTTCAATTACCCGACCGTCAGGACGGACAATCCTTGTGTTTGTTAAGGTTTCCTGAGGGGCTTGGGTGACTGGAGTTTTTGACTCTTTCACTTCTACTTCCTCAGGTTTTGTTTTACTGATTTTCATTAGCCATTCCTTGTTGCATCATCTTTGACGCCTCTTGCATTCCGGGGACTGCCATCTGTTGAGCCATCTGTTGCTGCTGCGCTTGTTGACGGGCTGAATCAACTTCCTCTTGAGACTTGATAAGACCCTTCATATCAATACCTAAAGACGTACCAACACGGGTGATGTAATCACTTATGTTCATGTACTCTGCTAGAGCTTGTGGTCCTAGTGGGGAAAGGTTTTGTAAGAAGATGTTCAACTTGTTTAAGTCGTGACCCCGTCCGAGTGCTTCCATACCTGTAACAATGACAGGCGATACCGTGCCGTCTGGTAAAGCTGGTAGACGCTTCTGGCGCTCCATTGCAAACATTAAGCGTTTGACTAATGGGAGTTGCATCTCTTGAGACAGGATTGAGTAGATACCACCCAGACCATCTTCAAGTTCGCTTGCCATATAGCGAATCTCTTCAGCAGTCACACGGTCTCCGCTGCGTTGCACAGCAGAGTTCAGCATAAATGCATAGCTCAGGCGCTCAGTGATACCGTTGATTGTGTCGTGAGCCACACGGAAGTCATTAAACTTCTGAAGTTGTAGGACATTAACGTCTTGGACATTGCCGTCGACGAATGCACCGTTCTCGCTAGACGCCAGGTCAGCCTTATCTGTAGTGCCGTTTGGGTTCACGAGGAACACCAGTTTGGCAGCAGCAGCGGAGCCTTCAACGATCGCCTGTGTCAAGCCCTCCAATGACTTTAGGTCACCTAAGTACTCTTCGACGTAGCCTCGACCGTAGTCTTCGCCGTCGATCTTAGAGAAGCGCACAGGAACCCAAGGGGACTTATCGATTGGATAGTCGCCTTCAGAGCCGGGGACTCGGAGACCTTTAACTTCTTGATAGACACGCCACTTTTTACCGTCACGCCAAACATGGGTGAACAGTTCAACGCTCTTCTCCACCGTCATATCCTGCTCACCCTCACCCATGACAGCTTTACGCATGTCCTCAGGGAGCGTTAGTGGGCTGACGTTCTCTTTAGTGATGATGTCCAACACGTTACCCATTGGGTCACGCCGCGTAACGAAGCGGTCTAAGTGAAAGACACGAACGCCGCCAACTGTTGGTAAGTACATAAGAACGTTACCAGATACCAGTAGATGCTTGAGAGCCTCGAAGCCGCCGACACGTAATGCCGAACCTTCTATCTCTGCCATGACTGAACGCTCGATCTTATTAAGACCCTCTTCTACCTTAGCTCTCATTCCTTCTTGCTGTGTCAATTTTTCGAGTGTGAAGTCGTCGATTGCCAAGCGGAAAAATGGAGTGTTAGGCGGGAAGAGTGCTAACAGTAGCTTAGATGCGAGGTTGTTTACACCCCGTGCGCCAATGCCTTGCCATGGTGTCGTCAGTTTAGATGTGCCTGTATGTCCCGAACGGGGTATCAGTGCAGGGATCGTCAACAGAGAACACTCTCTAGCGCGGTCTAAGAAAGGTTGGCGGCTTGATTCTAGCTTCGCGTATATCGAAGCACATGTGTTGTTGTTTTCCAATCCCGGCTCCTGTTAAGCGCTAGGGATGTTTAGACCAGTACCGCCGCCTAAGCCACCCATGGCAACTTGGTTACGATCAATACGCAGACCCTTGGTTCCCACCTTCCCTGATGCTGATAGGCCACCATTCTTATCAATTTCATTGACTGAAGTTTGCAAGATAGGAGGTGGAGCAGCCGGTGCTGGAATTGGGGGTGGCGCTTGCGGCGGTGGTGCTTTTGGTGAGCTACCAATACACATATTAATTACTCCATTATGTTTTTGTTTTGTTGGTCATACGCTGTACGTAATAACCTAACGACTGACAACTGCCCCTGCGTAAATCGGATCTCTTCAAGAGTCTGAAAGGTTGCGGGGTACTTGTCAGGGAAATTTGTTTCGAGTACTTCAAGGAGTGCTTGAGGGACTGGAGGGATAACCTTAGTTTTCGCCATGACGCCTCCTAGTGTGCAACTAAATACCTACCGCATCGAATGCTCTAACCCACATGCCGCAGATGCCAGAACGGACAATATCGTCAGAGGTAAATTCGATATGCGGTACAGGCATGCGCTGGTTATGAGCCATATCAATGATGGTCTTTAGACCTGAAGTTGAGCTCAGATCTGTCTGCTTGATGTCACCGTTAATCACGATCCGTGTGCCGTCCCCGATACGGGTCAAGAACATCTTCATCTCGCTTGGAGTTGTGTTCTGACCCTCATCAAGGATCACAAATGAATCATTAAAAGTGCGACCACGCATAACCTCAAAGGGAACGATGTCAATGTTCTTACGCTTGATGGCAATCTCATATGCAGCCATACCAATGTGCTGCTGGATTACATCGGTAAACGGTATAACCCAAGGAGCCATCTTCTCTTCCATCGTTCCAGGGAAGAAGCCTAATGATCGACCTGAGGCAACGTTAGGGCGTGTGAGAATAATCTTCTTTATCTTGTTCTCAAGGAACATCTTTGCCGCCCAAGAAGCTGCAATGTATGTCTTGCCTGTACCAGCGGAGCCGGTAACGATTACTTGATCTGAGTCTTCAAGTGCTTCGATGTAGGCTTGCTGACGCATCGTTTTCGCTTCTAGATGCACAGTGCGCGACTTGTATTTATCAGCGACGTAACGACCGGACTTCTGTTCAGTATCCCGTTGACGAGTTTTAGTCATATTCAATTAATCAATTCAAAGACAGTTAGGCGCACCCCACCCTAGGTAAAACCTATAAGTGAGGTGCAGCTTGGTTTAAGTTATCGGATTGGGCATGCGCCAGTGGCACATTCAATCTCTAAATCATCGGATACAAGAATCTCATCAAGCTCGAAGTCAACAATGTTTGAAACGTACTTCTCAAAGACTTCTTTTGTCACGACCTCCTGTGGTAGGTAGGGGTAACCTAGATCCAGAGCCGTCTTTGTTGGATCGTTGCGGAACAGAAAACTAACACCGACGTAGTTGTCCCAGTTGTTAAGCAACCAATCGACAATGACAGGCACTTCGCCAGCGTCATAGCTAATAGTTGCCGATACGTTTTGCTGACACCAGTTTGTCATCAGCATTTTGTAGCGCTCGAGCTGGTCAAAAGCTGACTCAAGGTTAACTTCCATACCGTTGTGCACATCGAACTCAACGGTGTCCCACTTGACTGGTAAGGCAACCAACACTGACTCTTTATCGAATGGGTGGTCGAAGACTTTGTAACCAGCACCACGAAGCTTAGGTACCACTAGATCGAACTTACTGAACACAACATTGTTGATGATGTACTTGCCCAACGGCTTGTGTACACCTTCAGTTGTATCCATGATTTTCGAGAGAGTTCCAGACGGCTTTACGGTTGTGATGTTTTTCGGGCGGGGAGTGCCAAGTTCATCAGCCATGGCATAAGCACCAAAGGTGGCTGTACGCTGTAGCTCTGCATAGTCGTAAGCATTCAGGTCTGGACGGGTGGCTATACCAGTCAGGCCAACACCGCACAGACGTAGGAAGTCGTTGTTCATATGCCAAGCTTCTTGCAATATCCCATCACGCAGGTTTACGCATGTCTGCCTGTAGTTAGCACGTGCTGCCACTTCAACCGCACGGCGCAGCCCAGCACTGTCACCGTGGAACTTGTTTAGATCTACCTCGGTCAAGTTACAGAACGATTTGTTTCCTAACAAGATCTCAACACATGGGTTACTACCTTTGAACCACGGCGCCCGTTTGGTCGCTGCCTGTCCGTTGATGAACCCCGGCTCTGATCCACCGCTTGCAACCATCAAACTGAATATCTTCTCAAGTTCTGACTTCAACGGCTTGGTGTTAAACACAAGTGAGTTGTTGGACTGAGCGCGTTGCTCGTTAGCAATCCAGAAGTCTTTCTTAGCAACCGCAAACTGCTCCCATTCGTCTTCGCCGTATGTAAATAATGCGATCTCAGCGGAACGTCGTGAAGACAGTACTGTACCCATCCAGTTGACTAAGTCTAAGATGTTCATGCGGGTCAGTAGAGACCCAGCACGGCGGTTCAACAGATGATGTATAGCTGTGTAAGCCTTACACAATGAAGCGTCACCTGAGCTTATCCAGCCGTACCCTGCAAGACGATCTCCTGCCGGTCGTATCTCGGAGAAATCGAGTACAAGTTCAGTGGCGGGAAACTTATGAGCGACCAGCTTACCGATGGACTTTGCCCAAGCTTCTGCGGAGTCACCAACTTTGATTGTCCAAACACCAGTTGTTGCATCAAAGGTTTCCTCGTTAACAGCGCTGCCGCCTTTTGCTGTGCGAACACTGCGTACAACAGTTAGCTTTGGGATTGGTTTTTGGTAGCCGGTTAACTGGCCTACGACGGGACGGAACCCCACGCCGCAACCTTGTAGAAGTAGCCATAAGGCATCCACACAGTCCATGACTGTCTCAATGTTTGTGAAGCTGCAATTGAACTGTGAAGCTTCACGTTTCATTGCTACCTCAGTACCTCCGAGCCATAAGGTTCTGCCAGATACCAGCACCCTACGATCAAGCATCAGCTGTCGTAGTTCTTCTAACTCTGAATATAGTTTCGCGGTGTGAAATGTATTGGTCGAGCCAGCAGCACGGTTCCATAACCAAGCTTGATGGGTAATAACACGGTCTACAGTTTGCTCCCATGATTCAAAACCGCCTTCAACAAGTGGGCGGTTGTATGTGCGGCGGGTAATCACCTGGGCACGGAGTGATGGTTGATACATTTTTATTCTTTATTTCGTAGAGGGTAAGGGGGGAGGTTGGGAAGCAAGTTTTTTAGGCTTCTGGTTCATGTTGTGGTCGCCGCTAATTTGCTGCTCCTTCCGCAATATGCTGCATCACTGCGTGTAGGTAGTAGTTGTGCGTCCCTTGCGCCTTTTCATGCATGTCACGCAGTACGTCAAAGATACGCTCACGTTCTGCCTTGACCGCATCTTCAATGCACACTCGCCACAACTGTGAATGCTTGTTGCTGTAGGCGTCCACGACGAGCTTTGCAAAGCGTGCTTCTGCCGGGCTAAGGTTAGTCCTATCAAAACCATTGGCTATGCTACTTATCAGGCCAGCCTCCCGCGCCAGAGCAATAACTTCTTCTTTGGTCATGTGTTCTTCTCCTTGAGTTTGGCTTCAACAATTGCCGCAACATCAGCAAACGTAAAGTCATTGACGATGTACGGCACACGAGGACGCATTGAGTCGTAGTCTTCTGATGTCAGACCAACCCAAGCGGCTGGCTTCTTTGCCGCTTCGATTTCTTTGATGGTCACAAATTGCATTCGCGTTCAATTAAATATTCGATGTAGTGTTTGCACTTTCGGAGATCCTCAACACCGCCCTTGTATGGGTAGCGGAGTAAGTACTTCAGTGCGTTGCCTTGCCAGAAGTCGAGTTCCCACGCCTCAATGATTAGCCATGGCTGCATGGCTTGATCTTTGTAGTGAGAGCCGCCTACCTGATATGTGGTGGATTCCATAGGATTACTTCTTGTGTTGTTTTGTTGTAGTCAGAGGCGCGGCAGATGCGTGCGACTCTTGCTTGTTGGATGGCAGCTTCTTCAGATAGTCCCGCTTTGACAAACGCCCTGACGATCACAGACCACATGTCTTCATACGACTTACCGTCAAGTAACTTAGCGGCGGTGACTGGACCAATTCCGGGACACCCTGTGTAACCATCGGTTGTATCGCCCGTTAGGGTCTGAAAGAAATGGTTGTAATCAGCTTCACCTTCGCTGACTGAGAACAACTGACGGTTACCAAGGTGGTAGTGGTCACCAGGAATCGTCTTGAGATCCTTATCCAGACTTATGATCATTGCGGGAGCCATCTCTGTCGATAAGATTCCTAAGATGTCATCACCCTCAAGTCGGGGGATCGCTAACGTGACGTAGTTATCTTCTAAGTACTGGCGGAGAAACGGTAAGAGCATCGGCTTGCGAGTCTTCTTACGATTCATCTTGTACGTCGGCAGCACACCTACACGCCAGTTGTCAGGACTTGTCAGCGCCATAAGCAAACTGGTAACACCTGTCTCATCCTTTATGGTGGTGATGGCGTTCTCTAGATGAACGATGGCTTCGTTCTCAAAAGCATGCAGCGTCCATAGACCATTACCCCAGTCAACGGGTTGCTCTACGGCGGCAG